ATATCTTGGCATAGTTTTCTCCTTATAATTTATGTATCATTTTTATAGAATTCCGTAAAGGCAAATATCTCCAGCATCTATGTTGCCGCTATCAAATTTAAATTGTATTTCATCTATAGCATTAGTGGTGTTAAAATATCCAGAAACATAATTATTATTTACTGAGTTATTATCTTGATATGTGCTATTAGAACTAATAAAATGTTTTACAAAAGTTGTAGAAGATGGATTAAATAAATGCAAATATCCACTAACACTTTCATCATTACCATTGCCAACACCACCAGACGACAATCTTTGAAAACTAGTTCCTTGTCCTTGATCTCCAGAACCATA